GGAATCATCGAGGTTGAACTGCTGCTTGAGGACTTCCCACACCTCCTGGTTGGTCTTGCCTGACAAGATCAGCTCACGAGCCGTGGCGGAGATGCCCATCTTCTTCGGCTTGACTTCAACAACTGGATCAGCTGCGCGGCGCGCAGCCTTGACGACCTTGACAGCGGGTTCTTCAGCAACTTTGGTCTCGGCAGGCTTTGGGTTCTTCAGAGACTCGAGGTGCATCTGGGCCTTTGCAACTTGGCAGGCGATTTGGCCGTCGGTCATCTTCTCAATGAAGAAGCTGTAGTCACGAGCTTGGATGCCGAGCTTGCGCAGAAGTGAAGTGGCCGAGTCGCGAGTCTTGAAGAATTTGACTGCGTCGGCTTGGGTGGTCTTGGTCATGATGTGGTCCCTCAGCAAGGTTTGTTCGATCAAGCACCATTGCGTTGACCGTGATTAGATTTTAGTGTGCGGCAATGGGCTTGTAAACACCTATTTTCAAATTATTTGCGTAATTTTTTGAGCGCGTCGAACAAAGCGTTCTGCCCACGGCGCTTCGACTTCACAGCAGCGAGGACCACCTCGTCAACTGTTCCACGAGCCATGATGTGGTGCACGAAGACCTTCTTGCTTTTGTTGCCTTGTCGGAGTACACGGCGAATGAACTGGTCGTAGAGCTCGTAGTCCCAGGTCAGTGAGTGCCAGCAGACGTGGTTCCCCATCTCCTGCAGGTTCAGACCGTGGGCCATGGCTTGCGGGTGCCCGAGCAACACAGGCAGCTTGCCGGCGTTCCAAAGCTGCTCCAGCTCAGACGACCGCTTGGCACTCACGCCTCCGCCGATGTACGGCACATCCTGGCCAAGCTTCTCACGAAGCCGATCGAGGTCGTGCTCGAAGTCATAGGCCACTAGGAGCGGGCTGCCTTGCAGCTCATCGATCAAGTCAGCCAAGGCGTCAACCTTCTCGGTGTGCAGGTTTACCCACTCACGCTTTGACTTGGGAAGCTTGATCAGCGCCTGCACCTCAGGATCGAGGTAGATGCCGCCATTGGCCACCTGTCTGCACTTCATGGATGCCGCCGCCGCTGTTGATGCAACGATGATCTTGGAATCGAGCTTGGCGATCAGATCCTCCTCGAGCTGGTTGTACATGGTCATCACGTCAGACGGAAGGTCAACGCGGATGTTGTTCTCGATGAGGGCAGGCATGTCAAGGTAATCGTCAGCCGCCATGCGCAAAGCAAGTGGGCTGATGCGTTCGTAGATCTCGTCCTCAGCGCCTTCACGGATGTTCCAGCTGAAGCCGTCATGGCTCGGCACAAAGTACTTCATGCGATAGTGGCTGATGTACGGGCCCAGCGTGCGTCCTTGGTCTAGGATGAAGCACTGGCCAAACAGATCGAGCAGGCCGTTGGATGCCGGTGAACCTGTCAGGCCCCAGCGACGACGGAAGGTGTTGAGCACCAGCTTCAGGCCTTTGAAGCGGTTGGTGTTGGTGTGCTTGAATTTGGACAGCTCATCGACGACCAGTGTGTCGAAGCCCAGGTTCTTGAAGCGGCGTAGATCGACTTCGACCTTGGTCTTGCCCTGGGCAGTCTTGGTCTTCTTGGCTTGCAGGAGCCAATCGAGACCTTCAGGGTTGATGACGTAGACGTCTGCATCAGACTTCAATGCTTCGTCCTTCTTAGGTCCATGCAGCACAGCTACCTTGAGCCCGCCAAAGTCAGTCCACTTGCTGACCTCCTTGGGCCACACACTGTAGCAGACGCGAAGTGGAGCAATGAGCAGGACCTTGTCCAGCAGTTTCTTCTGCTTAAGCAGCTTGATGCCAGCCAGCGTGATGCTAGTCTTGCCCAGTCCTGGATCTAAGAACAGAGCAGATGCTGCGTGCTCGAGCAAGAACTTGACGGCCTTCTTTTGATAGGCGTGTGGTTGCCACGGCTTCGATGACTGCGGAAAAAGCTCGGATTGCATTGTCGTGTACCTCTACTTGGTAGCCAAGCTGCTTGAGCTGGCCATGGATATATTCTTGTTTTGGCTCAGGTTTTTCACCCGGCCGCTTGAACTCAATCAACAGCGGGCGACCGCCGGGAATCCAGAAAATCCTGTCTGGGTACCCAGTGTCGCCCGGCGTCACGAGTTTTGAGCCGATGATCCCGAGGTGTTTCCACGCCAGGTCAACGGCATCACGTTCGATCTTCGATTCTCTCATGGGAGCTTGTGAAGGTCACGGCAAGGAGCGCAGACGCCTTGAACCAAGCGTCCAGACCACTCACCGCAAAGTTCACAGTCACCAGGACGCCCAGCAGGTATCTTGGCCGCTTCCTCACGGGTCTTCCTGATCATTGCTTCGTCCCATGGGGCGTCGCGGTCAAGCTGGCGATCGACTTCGTCCATCTCATCACCCCATCAACTGAAGCGCGTGAGTGGCCTGCGACTTGGCATCATCGAGAGCATTGTGGTAAGTGCCTTGGCGAGCCAACTTGATTTGAGGCTGCAGGCTCTTCAAAGTGCGGTAGCAGCGGTTGTTCCAAAAGTCCCAAGGGATGTTTTGGCCGATGGCAGCGTAGCATCCGGTCAAGATCGCATTGTCGAAGTCTGAACCGTTGCCCCAGACCTTGACCTTCTTATGGTCGAACTGAGCAAGATACCCAGTGAGCTTGGCCAACGCTTCTGGCAGCAGGAAACCGCCTTCAGTTGAGTGGCCCAGAACAGTCTTGGCTGACTCATTCTGCTTCTCCCACCAGGCCAAAGTATCTTGATCCTCATGCAGGCCGTGCTCAGCGCAACTGCCACGGTTCACGACCACGTAAAGCTCAGCTCCAAGCTGCTTGGTCTTAGGGTCGAAGGCGACGGCGCCAATCGAGAGGATGGAGCACCCGGCACGTCGGCCGAGTGTCTCAAGGTCAATCATTACGTGTTCCATGTCATTCTGCCTTTTCATAAGTGAGTTCAAAGATGTCTGCCTTACAGGGATAAAACTCGCCCTTCACGCCTTGGATGATGTAATCGCCATGGTAAGCCATCATTGCACCTTCCAGCGTCTTGATAACGAGGTAGGTCTTAGGGTCCTCAGGTGAATCCCAAACTGGTTCGTCACATTCACCACCGACCCAGGCAATGATCTCATCGCGCGTTTCGTCGGTCAGTTGCTTGGCCTCAATGACCACTGGCTTTTTGCGGTATTTCATGGCTGGCTCCTTAGTACTTACATGGACCGTTCTTGCTGGCGCTGAAGAAGCACCAACGGCATTTGTCATTCGGCCGCGGTGCAAAGGTCGTGTCGTTCATCATGGCCTTCGTGCGCTTGGCCCAGACCTTCTTCAGTCGGTCGATGTCCTTCGGCGTGAAGATCAGCGGCTTGTCAGCATCTGGGTAGACAGTGCCCTGGTCGAGGTAGGCCAGACGAGGACGAACTTCTTTGAGGTGTGGGTGCAACAGAAGAGCCGCCAGGGCATAAAGCTCAAGCTGCTCCATGTATTCCTCATTCATCTCAACGCGGAACTTCCCTGTCTTCCAGTCAGTCACGATGAGGATGTCGTCGCCTTCGTGGTGCGCACAGTCGAGCTTGATACGGACCCAGCAATGGACCCAGTCGTCCCAGGCGGTCTCGTTCCAATTTTTGGTGAAGGACCAGTTGTCTTCGACCACCATGCCATTGATGGACTTCTTGAACTGCTTGCGCAGCGCCTTGAGTTCATCACCGAACAGCTTCAGCTCAGGCGGCAGCGTACGGCCTTTGCCCTTGATGTAGTCCTCAGCTAGAGTGTGGATCGCAGCACCACGAGCCATGGCCGGGTTTGGCGGCTCCTTGATCTTGTCGATGTGCTTCAACTTAAACTTCAGTGGGCACTGCTTGTAGTCGCTGTACCGGCTGAACGACCAGCTGGTGGCCTGCTTGATTGGTATCACTTTCTTGGTAGCCATTAGAGCACCTTACCTTTCTTGTCGTAGTCCTGGAGTTCATCCCAGTTGGTTGCGGAGATTGCTCCCTCGCTCAGAATAGAGACGTCGAACTCAACCGACTCCATTGTCTTGCGCAGCACTTCCATCTCAGGCTTCAAGATCTTCTTCGGCACGCTGACCGTGACTTGGTCGTGCACGTTGAGAACGATCTTGGCGTCAGGATGCTTGGCCGCGTGGTAGCGAATGATCGCCTCCTTGGTGCAGTCAGCGGCTGAACCCTGAATGAGCACGTTGACCAGCTTGTAGTCGAACTCACGGATGCGACCATCAATGAGCTTCGGCTCCTCGCAGTAGTACTCACGTCCACCCCAGGTGCGGATGGGCTCCTTATTCTTGGCACGAAGCTTCATGTCTTGGTACATCTGCTTGAGCCCAGGGTAGAGCAGCAGAATGGCCTTCTTCAACTCGCTGGACTCCTCGACAGTCATGCCATTGCGCTCAGCCAGCTTGCCGACGCCCATGCCGTAGATCAGACCGAGGTTGGTGTTCTTCACTGGCTTGCGGTCATAGAACTTGCCCATCTTCTCGAGCTCAGCCTTGGCGTAGTCATGGAAGTCGATCCAAGGATTTTCGACGTACTTGTCCATCAAGGCTCCACCGTCGAAGTGGGCCAAGATGCGAGGTTCTTGCTGCGAATAATCTCGGTCAATGAAGACCTCGCCTTTGAACGGCGTGATGTAGCTGCGCACCTTGGGCAGTGGCGGCAAGACCTCCTTGAAGGGAGACTTGGGCAACTTCTTGGCCGGCGCCTCGTGGTGGAAGATGGCGGCGAACTCCTTGGGGATGTTCTGGAAGTTCGGTGTCGATGACAGCCGGCCAGTCCGCGTGCCAACGTTGTGGTCACCAGACGGCGACTTGATTTGGTTCCAGGTTGTGAAGATCAGGCCACCAGACGCGTTGGCTGTGTTGAGCCATGGCTGCATGAAGGTGTTCAAGCACGTGTTGAGCTGAGTCCTGTACTTGAGGACGGCCAGCAGCACCTTGTCAGTGACTCCTTGCAGCAGGGCTTCCTTGTTCGTTTGGAATTTGCCCGTTGGTGTCTTGGGCAGCAGATCCGGATCAGCCTTGCCAGCATCGACCATGGCAGCCACGAGCTGAGCACCTGAGTCAAGGTTGATGTCTGCGTCCGCCTTGAGGGTCTTGATGATCCACGCGTCAATCTTGATGCGCCAATCGTTGTACATGGCCACGTCATCGGCCAATCGCTTGTGGTCCATCTGCAAACCTTGGCGCTCCATCTCCAGCAGGATGGGCATGAGCTTGCGTTCACGGTCATAGGAGACCAGCATGTCGCGGTCAACAGTCTTCTTCCACAGCAGGTTGAAGATGGCCTCAGTGCGGTCCACGTCGCCGTTGGCGTACTTGCCGACGAGGTCCCCAGGCGCATAGGCGATGTACCGACCGAAGTAGTGCTCAGACGACTTGCTCTTGCTGATCTTGACACCTTTGACCGGCTGGTTGGCAATGAGCCACTCGCCGACAGCGTCTTGCTCGTCAGCAGGTAGACCAAGCAACCGAGTAGCCGATGGCTTCAGGCCGAGTTCCATCTGGTGTGGGTCATCGAGGAACAGCAGGAACATCGTGTCGTGGATCTTGTCCCAGGCTGGAATAGGCAGACCAAAATGCACTTCAGCCACATCGACGTCGAACTTGCCATTCTGGAAGAGGACGCCATCCTTGTGTGCCCAAGCTTTCTTCAGCTCAGCAGCTCCATCTGACCAGCAGCAGTTATTGCCAGTGGGATGTCCCCAGGCGTAGTACTTGGACTTCTTGCCAGGATACTTGATGGACACGCCGACGGGCATGGGAGGGTATTTTGGTCTGCCCTCGATGCCGAACGTTTCAAAGTCAACGGTCACTGGTTTGGGTTGTTTCATGATGCGCCCAGCTCCATGCGTTCACGGTCAGCGCGGACCTTGTTCAGTCGGCTGTGGATGCGCTTAATGAACTGCTTACGCTTGCGGCCTTTGAGCTCCTCCTTCAGGAGGGCTTGGCACGCAGGCTCATCAGCATCGCGCAGGACGTCGTTCAGAGCCAGCCAGGACTGGAGCGCTGGGTTCGTCACTAGTTTCTTCATAATTGGTGCTCCTGAGTCAAAAAGGCCCGACGGCCAAGGGTTAGTTCAGCACGTCGGGCAAAGGCTCCTGCGAAGGATCAGTACTTACCGCGCTTGGTCACAGGTTTCGCTGCTGCACGGCTGCCGCGCTTCGGAGGAGGTGGTGCCTTCTCTTCAGCCGGCTGGTAAGGGAAATCGATCGTGGACTTGGCTTCCTCGTGACGCTGCATGATGGTGCTCATCAGCTCGTCAGGGATGTTCATGATCGGCTCGAAGATGACCTTGAACTGGGTCTTAGGATCGGGCACAACCTTGACCTTGGTCACGATGCCAAACGGAGGACGGCGCAGCGCACCAGCCACCTGCTTGACAAACGAGGCGTAGCCCTTGACCGACGTGACCGGCAGCTTCATGAAGCCAATGGCCGTGGAAGCGAAGTGCTCCTCGTCCTCGAACATCTCGAGCTTGCCAGACTGGTTGAAGGTACCTGCCGGGATCATCGCCAGACGGCGAGTCTCACGAGCAGCCTTGCCGCGACCAGTGTCAGCCGAGCCCCACTCACAGACTTCGCTTTCGCAGCACAGCTTGCCTGCGAACTCGGGGTCGGAGTTCTCGTGCCAGACCATGGTCTTCTCATCACGGCCGAAGGCGAATGCCACCGGCGTCTGAGGAGTGTCCGGATCGTACTTGCCTTCGTAGTAGGTGGTCTCGAAGATGCTGTCCAAAATGACCACAGCCATCTGGTTGCCTGGCAGCGGAGCGTCTTGCCAAGACAGGATGCCGCCTCGGGCGCTGAAGAACTGGCCGCCTCCGGTGTTGGCTTCCATGCCGGCAGCAACTTCAGCTTGCTTGGCGAGTTCTTCGTCCCACTTGACGAGGGCGGTCGATTGAGTTTTCTTTGTAGCCATGATGATGGTTCCTTAGTGATTAGTAACGAGCACTGCGCGGGGTTGAAAGATCAAGATCTTGAGCCGCGCCCCAAGATCTTGATTGATTACACCTTGTTGATGGAGACGGACACGGCATTGAAGTGCTCAACGCCTGGGACTTCCTTGCCTGCTTCCCAGCGCTCTTTGATGGCCGCGTCGGTCAGGCGCTTCTGCATGAGGTCAAAGCTGCCGGTCTTCTTGACGTACTTGTAGAAGGCATCCCAGTCCTTGACCTGAGGAACCTGCTTGGTCACGACAGTGACACGAGCCAGCTTACCAGCCACACCAGACGCTTCGGACTTCGGCAGGTTCTCGATGATGTGGTTCTTGAGGGCAGTCTCTTCAGCTGCGATCTCGTCGACCTTCTTTTGCTCGGCCAAGCGCTTGTTGCGCAGCTCGAACAGTTTATCCGCGCAGGCGCCAAGTGCCTTGGGGAACTTGTATTTGACTTCAGTTGCCATGTGATTTACTCCTCAGCAAGGTTGTTGCGGTCGTTGTTTGACCGTGATTAGATTCTAGAGTGAAATTGCCGTGCTGTAAACAGGTAATTTCAATTTAATTTGGAAGTTGGCCGCCTGTTGTAATGTCGATGACAGCTGCATCAAGGGCCTCACGAATGGTTGGAGCGACGGCCATGCGGTCACCGTAGTGGCAGACCCAGCGTTCGTCCCAACCGTCAGGACCCATCACGTCGTGGCGAGAGATGCAGAGACCGTGCTCGCCAATTGCATCGAGGCGCTCTGTATCGGTCTTCACATGTCCACCTTGTCGCGGAAGCCGAGGAACACGGGGAAGCGCGGCTTGTCCTTCACACCAGTTGGTTGGCTCTTGTACTTCACGACCTTGCCGATCAGGTTGTCGCCCATGGCCCACAGCAGCTGGCGTTGAGACTCCGTGAACCCGGTGCCGATGTCGAACTCCACGCCGGTCTTCAGGTCCTTGACCATGAGAGCTCCCAGTGTCTGCTTGCCGACCTTGCCTGCCTTATGGCTTGAGCGTTCGAGCTGACCCAGTTCATTGCGCTTGGCCTCATTGGCATTGTGCTGAGCCTCACTGAACCCGATGACCTTGGCCTCTGCGTCGACGAAGCGCTTGACCTTGAGCAGCCATGCCTCCTTGGCAGTTGAGCGCCCATGCTTGTACGGGCCATCAGGGTGGCGCAACATGACGCCTTCATAGCCGGCAGCCAAGTAACTCTCTTCCCAAGTCAGAATGGCGTCCTCACAGTTTACCTTGTCATGCTGTACCTGCACGAAGTGGGTATGACGCTTGGTCCGCTTGAAGGCCATGTCCAGGCGCTTGGCAAACCCAGCTTCGTGGCTGAAGTCGTCGAACACGTAGAACTTCACCTTGGGCTGACCCTCGATGCTCATGACACCTGAGGTCGTCACTTGGAAGACCTCCTTGGCAATGGGCGACTCAACGATCAGTTCACCATCCAGGCCATTGAACTCGTGGTGGCCAAACAGCAGCTGCACGTACTTGTTGGGGATTGGTTTCAAGGACCTGCCGACTGCGACCCCATCGATGATCAAGCAACGAATGCCGTCCAGCTTGGGGCTGAGCAGCATTGGGAACGGAATGGCAGGACCTGCAGGTGATGCGAGCATGGGTTTCATACTGGCACCTCGACGATGTCAATTTCCTGAGTGACCTTGTCCTTGAACACTGCCAGACACGGAGGTGTCTTGTATTTCAGCACCTTGGCCAGAATGACCGGCAGTTGCCTCGGTACCAGATACGCCACCAGCTGACTGGTCGATGGATTCTTGGGCATGACTGAACTCCTTCTTCATGTAGTATTTCAAACTGACCCGCATCGCCGCTTCACGCAAGCGACTTGGGCTGCACAGCTTCATGGCTTCAAAGCCGATGGCCAGAAGCGTCTCAAGCTCAGACCGTTCCTCATCGCCCCAGCCGATCAGCTCAGCGATGCATTCCTGCAGGCGCTTGTCACGCATCTTCGCAGCTGCTTGGACCACGTATTCCAGATCCTCGCGGCTGAGGTTGCCACGGCTCCTTGTAATGGCAGTCGAACGGTTGGCGTAGTAGGCCAGCAGTGCATCGAAGTACTCGTGACTGCCGACCTGCACGGTCTTGGTCTTTTTACGCATGACCTGAGCCTCCACACACCTGGCACGGCAGCTCAATCGAGGACCAGCCCATGGTCTGCGTGACCTTGCCAGATCCCTTGCATGATCCACACGGCTTTGGCTCACTGGCTTCGTCCATGGCTGCTTTGTAGGCCTTCCTGATCGTGTTGAACTCCACAGCATTGCCACCACGATCTGGGTGGTGAATCATGCAGAGTTCCCGCCATTTCGCCTTAACCTCGTCAGGCGTCGCGGTATCAGGAAGGCCCAGAGTCGCGAAAGCTTTGCTCATTTGGCTAAGTCCCAACCGATCAGAAAGAAGATCCAGAGGACCTTCAGGATGAGGCCCAGGACTGGCAGCATGATGACTGCAAGAACTAGACCGAAAACCCAACCCAGAATCTCCTTGGTCCAGTCAATCCAGGTGTAGAGGTAGCGTTTACGCCTCATTGAGCACCTCATCAAGCTTGGTGGCGTACCAGATGGCCTTCTTGTTGTCTTGCACCGAGCTGTCCTTCTTGCCCAGGCGCCACTGGTACTTGATGACTTGGCCACGCAGGAAACCGATGAACTGCTCCTTGCCCAGCGCAGCACGGATGGCGTCGATGCACTCGACTCCGTTGTCAGTCTCAGCGTAGTGAGGCGGATGGTTGACCATGTCCTTGGCAGGAGCGGCCGACTTAGTGATCTTGCGTTGCATCGAGAATCTCCTGGAGTGAGGGCATGACGTCGAGCAGAGCGAGGCGGCACATGATGGCAATCTCGCGATGCTCCTTCTGGGTACCGTTGCCGGCACGAAGTTGGATGTAGTGAATCCAGCTGCGAACTGAGCCAGCCATGTAGAGACGCGAAGGAGTCAGTCCTTCAGGCAGCAGAGCACGAGCAACTTCTTTCGCGATGCCACGCTCCAAGGCCTGTTGGTACACGGCCGAGGTGTAGGCAGCGACTCCCGACTGCTTGTCGTCCCACCACAGCTTCAGGTCGTCGTTGTAGACTTCCACGCTGTTCTGTCGGTTCTTGTGGTCCTGCAGACGGGGTTCACGCAAGACCGGCTCGTCCACCACAGCTGCGTAGCGCTGACTGAACTCTTGGAAGCTGAAGGACCGATGGCGCAGAATCTGGCGGGCAATGTCGCGGGTCGTGGTAATCTCGATGACGGCATGGGCCATCTCGAAGGGCGACCAGTGGTGGTTGCGGACCAGATACTTGAGCAGGCGAGGAGCTGTGCTGTGGTTGGCTTGGTTCTCAGGGTTCGAGACCCGAGCGCAGTAGGCCACCAGCTCCTCGCCCGTCTGGACGCCTTCCAGCTGGATGGGCTGGGTGAATGCGATCAGACGGACTTGGCTCATTCTTCAGCATCCTTAGCGTCGGTCTCGGCGCACAAGATGTTGATGAACTCGAGCAGCTCAGCCTTGGCGACTGGGATGTCGGTCTGCTCGATGGTGACGTCCTTCTTCTTGGCACCAGTCTCTTCAACGATGGTGTTGCGGGTTGCCGTCGCATCGGCATTTGTACTGGCGTAGCGCTTGCGGCCACCGCCCTGAACGAGATAACAACGCATGTGAAACTCCTTACTTACATTGAGGTGAAAAGAAAGGAGACCGAAGTCTCCTGCCGCGTGGACAGCTGGCTTACGCAGCTTCCTTGATGCCGGCCGTGATGGCCTTCAGCACTTCCTTTGTGGCCTTCAGAGCAGCCTTGTCTTCGGGCAACTCGGCTTCCTTGACCACGGCCAGGACACGCTTGGTCTCGGCCTTCACGGCAGCTGCGACTTGCTTTGCCACAGCAGCTTGCACGCCTTCGTCGGCCAGTGCAGCCTTGATCTCTTTTGCATTCATGATTCACTCCTTCAAGTGGTTGATAACGCGTTGGGAGAATTCCCTCAGCAAGTGCTATTTTAGTCTGCGCCAGCAGAGCTGTAAACATGTGGTTTCAATATTTTGAAGCTTTTTGCGCGCCGCTTTGCTTCTTCGCCCAGTCTTCGAGGTGCTTCGAGATGAGTTGTGGTTGTGAAGCCAACCACTCATCTTGCTTGCGGACCGCGTAGAACCTGCCTTGTGAGCCATCGGACAAGCGGACTGGCTTCCCACCAGAGACCTGACGGACCCCAGCGCGTGCCAACTCACGACCCAGCCCGTTGGCCGTGGTCCCGGTCTTGCCCGAAGGATCGTAGAACTGCAGCAGCTCCTTCGACGTGAACAGGTCCTTGTTGATGACCATCTCACCAACCCGCACGAGGTGGTCAGGGGTAGCAAGCAGGGTGCGCACCCAGCCGGCCAGATCAGACTGCACGTTCGCGATCATCCGCTCCTTGGCTGCTGTCTTGAAGGCAGGAGCTGCTGGGTTGAAGTCGCCAGTATCTCGGTTCAGCAGGTAGTGGAAGACCGCCTTGCTCCCGCCAGTGTCTAACCACAGGTCGTAGTTCATGTAGAACTCTTCGTCCATGGGACCTACCTGCACCTCGTGAATAAAGAAGCGGCGGTCATCGTCTTCAAGGAAGAACGAGTCTGGATGGTTGGCCGTGAAGAAGTAGTTGATGCAGTCAGGCACGACGTACGTGGGCACGTACTTACCATTGACGCGGAGTTCGCGCTGCGTAATGAGTTTCTTCAAGAAGTCAGCATCGGCACGCTTGTTCGATCCGGTCACATCGTCGCCCATGACGAACTGCTTGCCCTCAGCCCACTCATTGAAGCTGTTGTGCAGGTCCATCTGGCTGATCTCGGTGAAGTTCTGCCCGTAGATCCTGCCCAGGGTGTAGCCGATCAGCGACTTACCTGTACCGTGGCGGATGCCGTGCAGGACCGCTGAGCTGAACAGCTTCGTGCCCGGATGCTGAAGCGGGTAGGCACACCAGTTGAGGAACCAGTCCATGGCTTCAGGCTCTGAGCCCTTGAAGATGTGGCCAACGAGTTCAAGGAACGGTGTGACGTCGTCCTCGACCGGCTCAACACCCCAGCCCGGCCAGATGTTGAACATGGGGCGAGGATCCTGGATGAAGCGACCATCGCCTGGCTTGTACGTGATCTTTGTAACCTCAGTGCGCAACGGCCACTTGAGCCACGCAGCAGCTGCTGAGACCGCCTTGAAGGAGACTGAGCCGTCTTGCTTGAGGCTGCGCTCGTGGTAGTTCAGGGGAGCCTGCAGATGCTCCTTGAACGCGGACGGTGACGCTTTGAACCGAGTGTCTTGGTCGACGATGAGGCCAGGGTCTTGGACGTAGACGTACTTCTCATTGAGCCCCCAAAGCGGTGCGGTCAGGCCCAGCGGCTCGGCTTCAGTGAGCAGACCACGGAACATCGAAACGGCTGAAGGCCCGGCATGAACCAAGAAGTCGTCAAGACCTACCTTCTCCAGGCCAGGCAGTTGAGGCAGACTGACGAGATGGACGAAGCAACCGCGGCGGTGGAGCTCTTCACCCAGCTCACGAAGGGCTGAGCACACCATGGGGTTGGTCTTGTAGTCGCTGTCGAAGCAGATGTAGACGTTGCGCTTCAGCCAGATTACTGAGTCCAGGCTGGGGAGCCAAGTGAGGCCGAGGCGGTGGCTGCGCCAGTTGTACACACCACCCAGCCCGATGGTGGGGAAACCCTCCTTGCAGGCCTTGGCGGCTTTGAGCTCGCCTTCGGTCAGGATGATAGGCTGGTCTGTGTCGCTGAGGATGGCTGACCAGTCTTGGTTGCCTGGGTAGTAGGCGACTGGTGCCGTGTTAGGTTCTTGTACGTACCTGACGGGCTTCTTCTCAGTGATGGCTGCGAAGTCAGTCGGTGTCTCGAGGTAGCGGATTCGATAGAACGGCTTGGACCCTGGCCAGTCGGAGATGGGAAACCCTGCAGGATCGAGATACTCGATCTTCAAGCTGCAGAGTTGCTTGAATGCTTGGTGATGTTGAGCTGTCTGCTGAGCGCTGAGCGCCGTCATCTTCAGTAGCTTGGCGTCTTCGAGAGTGAGCCCACTTCCCTTGAGCTTGGTTTCTACTAGCGCAGTTGCTTTGTGGTCGGCGGTTGGTGCCACCTTCTTTGTTCTGGTTGCCATCTTGTTTCGGTCCTCAATTCGTCGATCATAGCCGCCTCAGCATCGGCCAACCGTGCGCTCAGCCGCACGAAAAGGTGTCCGCCCAGTCACATCACTTGCTGAGGGCGATCGACGCGGACCAAGGTTGTGGGCAACCAAAGGAGACACGACACGACTGGGCGGACAAGGCAGATTGTAGCTCGACTGTTGACCTCCGTAAACAATGGGTTACCAGCAAGGTGAAAAGCCATTCAGAATCAACCACTTAGCTCACTTGGCTGCTCCCGCTACGCATCCTTGCTCCCGCTACAGATTATTCGCAACTACACCATTCTCTATTCTCTCTTCTCTCTATATACTATTCTTCTTCTTCTTCTTCTTCTATAGAAAAGTAAGAATAATCTGTAGTATCTGTAGAAAGTCTTATAGATCAACAACTTAGCTCGCTACACATTGCCGCTACACAGGCTACGCCGCCGCAGATGTGTAGCGGCCATAAAGTGGGTGTACGACGATTCCCACATGTGATAGAGAGGTTTACGCCGCCAGTGAAACGGTTTACGATCCACAGCATGTGAGATTTCCTATCTCCGATTCTTTGTGGAGTTGAATAATGGCAGGTGGTGGACGACAACCAGGGGCTGGCCGCCCGAAAGGTGCACTTTCCAAAGTCACTGCAAAGGCCAAGCAGGCTGCGATGGAAACCGGATTGCTTCCACATGAGTGGTTGCTGATGGTCAGCCGCGGCGAAGGCATCAAGCACAAGCGCTGGGTAGTGAAGCACGACAAGAACGGCAAGGAAATTAGCCGTGAGCTCGTGGAAGAAGAAGTCTATGCTGACTTCCCCACTCGAATTGATGCTGCCAAGGCGGCGTCTCCTTTCTATGCACCCAAGCTCGCAGTGCAAACTGTCTCAGTGACTGGCAACTCAGATGCCGTGGCTGAGACCCTCAAGTCAATCGCGGAGAAGCTCCCAGTATGATTGACATCGCCCATCAGAAGGACATGGAGCGCTGGTACCCACTGACCGAGCACTCCGTTCAAACTGCCCTGGTCAATGACAAGGTACGGTTCAAGGTGGTCCCCGCTGGTCGGCGGTCAGGCAAGACAGAAAGGGCCAAGCGCTTCGTGGTGCGTGAGGCCATGCGCGAACCTGGTCCCTACTTCGTGGCTGCTCCCACCCGGGACCAGGTCAAGCGGATCTACTGGGCTGACCTCAAGCGTCTCTGCTTCACGTCAGTCCTCGGTGACCGCTCAGTCAGTGAGTCTGAGCTCCAGATTCGCCTGCCCAACGGCAGCACGATCAGCCTCATCGGTCTCGATCAGCCTCAACGCATGGAAGGCGTGCTCTGGATCGGAGGCGTCATCGATGAGATTGCCGACGTGCGCGAAGGAGCATGGCAGGAGAACATCAGCCCAGCCCTAGATACCTTCAACCCGCTGAAGCCTGACTACCGCCCATGGTGCTGGTTGATCGGGGTTCCTGACGGCTTGAACCACTACTTCGAGATGGCTGAGTACGCTCGGACCGGTGGTGACCCTGACTGGAAGCTGTACACGTGGAAGTCGGCTGACATCCTGCCCAAGGACGTGATCGATGCCGCCAAACGCCGCATGTCACCCCGCCAATACCGGCAGGAGTACGAGGCCAGCTTCGAGACCGCGTCTGGTCGTGTGTACGAGGACTACAGCCCAGACAACTACACGAATGAGGTCATCAAGACCAATGAGCAGCTGATGTGGCACCATGACTTCAACTTCACGCCCATGAGCTCAGGCGTCGGAGTGCGTCGTGGCAATGACTTCTACATCCTCGACGAGATTGTTCTCCAGTCCGCAGTGGCCAGGCAGTCGGCCCTTGAATTCGTGGAGAAGTTCAAGAACCACCAGAACCGCAGCGTCATCATCTATGGTGACCCGGCAGGCCGAGCTGGTGAG